TTTAAAGTGGTAGTTTTTAGTCCTATAAAAGAGAACTACCAAACTCATTAAGTGTCGATATAGCAATAGGTTGCCGTCACTTAAATAAAGTGGAGGTTATTCTGTTACTAGGTTAACCCCCGAAACCCTATCCGATTAAGCAGCTAGTGCAAAATCTTGAGATGCAAAATTATCATTTGCGTTTAGTGTTTTGACCATTAACGGAGTCATCCGACAATTCTCCACTTCTCTAATCAACACCTGTCGATCCTGTTTCGCCCCCATCAAAAGTAGACCAGCTTCCGAAGATATCAATGCACTTCAATCTTCTACTGAATTTAATCGTCCCAAATCTATTGACTAAGGAGCTACCTCAAATCTCATTTAGCTGACGCTCAGATTTGCTAGTCTACTTATGGTGGAGGCGTTGGGTACTGCCCCCAAGTCCAATCTGCCTTTCAATCTGCTTCATCGAACTGTAACTATATTTATACCACACCTTAGCCTAATTGTCAAGTGCTTTTTTATAAAGATGTTCCTTTTGTCGTATTTTTAAAGTTTCCAACACCTACTAATAATATACATAAAAGTCTTTCTTCTAATGGCATTTGTTCAAACACTGTAAAGCTTCCAGTTTCATTATTGTATGTAATTGTAACCATTGGAACAATATGATCACCTGTAGTTGGATGTAAAGCTTTACTCTCTCCTAAAAATACTGGCCTCTCACCAAATTTAGTATACATATTGTTTAGAATAGCATCTGCTCTTCCACACACAACAGGTTTACTACTATTAACAAGTTGGCCAGACTCTATTGGTTTATCCTTAAAAGGGTTTTCTATTGAGATTTTTTTATTGATAGTTTCTAGCTTTGTTTCTGTGTTAGACGATTGAGTTGTTTGACAACCCACTATTAGAAACATCGCCATCAACACGGATAGGTGTTTCATTTTGTACACTCCATTCGGTAACTGTTTCTTTCAACATAGGAAGATACTCTTCCTTATCCTTTATAAATTCTTGAACAGTGCCATCCTCAGTTACCACAAGAATGACTACTTGACTGATTTCAATTCCTGTTCTTTCACCAAACATTTCGGCATACGCTGAACCTTGGATATAGTAGTTTTCATTCCAAGCCTCAGAGCGTTCCTTAGTAGATGTTTTAAAATCAATTATTGATAGAGTACCCTTGTATTCTGCAATACAATCAACTCGGCCTGCAACCTTATATTTATCACTATAGAGTCCTGCCTCTTGTGCATGGATGTTATCTATATTACACAATACTCCTCTTCTTAGTCTTTTGAATAAACACCAAGGAAGAAAATTCTTTGCGTGTTCTGCAAACTTTTCAGGCGATTCATTGTGCATATTGTTGAGGTAATCTTCACACATATGGTGAACCTTCGTACCTCTTGCAGCGGCAGTTCTTGCAATGTGATTTGCAACTGCTTCACCGACACGTTTACGCCACTCAAACAATCCTTGTTTATTACGGACTGATAGAACAGTAGTTATAGAAGGATACTTATTTCCCTCTGGTGTTACGTAAAACCTTTTTCGATTTATCGTTTCAGTTGTCAACTCTTTTAGCTCAACTGGTACATGATTATAATTCATTATTAACTTCTTTCATATTATATGTCACTTTAACTTCTTTTATATTATACGGTTGGCGATTAAAGGTGATACCTTGCACATGAGCGACATCTTCCCAAATATCGTAGTTTATTTTGCGAGTGTATTCTTCAAGTTTAGTCTCATGTGCGTATTCTTTAGGAACTTTACCCCAACCTACTTCTCTATCCCACTGTGATTTAGTGTAGCTCACACGTTTCTCATACGTTCTACTAATCGCTCTGCACGATTTGGAACTTGTCTGTACCACGCACTATCAACCATCTCATCAGCAGCTGCGTTCCAATCTTTCGCATCTACACCACGTTTCATTCCTTTGAACTTACTCAAACGAGGCCGTCCCATATTGAACATCATGTTCGCAATTATTTGTTGAGCTTCTTCAGGCAAGCTTCCAAAATCTGAGTAGAGTCGTTCACAGTCAGACAGGACATCCAAAACGTCTGATCCAAAGGATTCTTTAACTCTTTCTTCACTAATAGCGGTTCCTGTGGGTTCTCCATGTTCTGGGTCTGATTCCAAAATAAGATGCCCAATACCAAAAGTAGGATAGCCAAGATGATCATTATATATTTCATACTTAACCCCCTCATCATTTTCTAACTGTTTTCTAAGTTTATCTACGTTCATTTTATTCTCCTTTTGGTGGTGGGGTAAGACTATGTTCAGTCACAGGTATTACACTCTTTTCCCAATCCACTATTAAATTCCCAACAGCCATAATTCTCTCATGATTGCATTCCTGTACTGGAACTGAATGGTATAACCATGCAGGCCATAAGATCAATTGACTTTTGTGGGGAGCAACATTGAGAGTTGCATCTGGAAAAACAAGAGGCGCACACTTTTCACATCCTCTAACACAATAGGTAAAACTCCACGCATGAGGCCAATGTTGATGAGGTTTTGTATATTGGTCTTTGATATATACCAACCCCCATGAATCAGCAACCTTATAATCATACTGTCTAGGATCACCACCCCCATTTGTTGCGTTTGCAAGTGGTATAGTCTTTGCAAGACTAATTACTAGCTCACCCAATTTCTTAAACGAATCATACTTCTGATCCATATCCCACTGTGTCATATGACACTTTGCAGCAGTATTATGCTTTAATCTATCACCAGCATCCCTAATATCATTTTCAAGTAAATTATTAAAAGAATCAATATCAGTTCCCTGTAAAGTCTTGACCTTGACAGGAGATTTCATTATAAACTCAGGCCAACCCTCTTGGGTTGGTTTCACATAGATATTATTCAATCGCTAATCCCAATTTGATCTTATTAATAAGATAACTACGCACGAATCCAGACCTAACAATGTCTCCAATATTAAACTCTGTGCAATTAAATTCATCCATCTCCTCTAGAATGCGTAGGAAGTTATGCAGTCCATTTTTCTCATTTGTCTTACTTAAATCCGTTTGATCAAAGTCGCCACAGAAGATTATTTTAGAATCTTGGCCAACTCTGGTGATAATCGTATCTAATTCATGAAAGCTTAAATTCTGGCACTCATCTACTATAATAATACTATTATCAAATGTCAATCCCCTTAAAAAAGAAGTTGACAGAAAATATAATGAACCCTGAGATTTAAGCTTATCATATAGATTATTAAAAGATTGCTCATTAGGCATCTTAAACATGAATCTAACCATATTTTGATACGGTAATTGATAGAGTGCTGACTTATCTTCTTCATCGCCAGGAAGGAAACCAATCTCTCTTGTAGGAATGAGTGAGCGAACCAAAATAACCTTTTCAGCTTGGTTCTTTAAATCCAACACATCTTTCATTGCAAGGTATAATGAGATAAAGGTTTTACCTGTACCAGCACATCCAAACAAAAATTGATTCTTCTTTTTCTTCCAAGTTTCAAAGATAATCTTTTGATTATCGGTGATAGGTTTTACAGAAATTAGACTCTCGATATTAATTTCTTTTATAACTTTTTTTGATGCCATTCTATTTTCTCTTCTTGTGACTTTTATAAATGTTTTCTGCTTGTAACCGTTTGGTACTTTTCCCACTACCATATTTATCTGCCATAGGAGAATCGGGATGCTTAGATGCAATATTCTTCATCACATCATTAAAAGCAGAATCATTCTTTGGCCCTACTCCCATTAGATGGTCTGAGGCGAGTCCTATAGGTTGAAATACACGCTGGATTTTTGGATTGTTTTCCATATATTCATCATATTCTGACATTGAGAATGTTTCGTCATATTCTACTCCCGACTCCTCATTAAAAAATGTATATGTCGGCATTAAAATTTAAACTCCAATTGTAAATTGTCTATATCTTTTATTGATACATTGTTATAATGAGATATCCAACGATCACTGACAAAGTATCCTTTACCGTTAGATATCTCATTATTATGAAGTTTGTCATGCAGCTCCTTGATTCGTATATATGCTGCATACAAACTTTTTTGCACATTGTATACTTCTTTTTCAAGCATATCTATCTTTCCGTCTGCTAATTTGGGACTGAGGGGGTGACATTCAAGAGATAACAAGTCAAATCCATTAGAATAGTTTCTTTTATTATCATAATACGGCTCTCTGCTCATTAGCATTCTCCCACCAATCAGGTTTACTACGTTTGGTCCACTTAGCGAAACTTGACTTCTCCACTATATAGTACTTTCTATATGCGGGGATTGTTGCATCTTCTTTACATTGATCAGGCATACACTGTGGCGGGTCAACATATCCACCAACTGGAATACACTTTGGTTGGTCTTTTAGAGGAACAATCAATCGCTCTGTAGCATGGTGCTTACCATACCTAAACGTGTATTCTTTCATGAGAGCAATCATATGTTTATATAACCATGCATAATGCTCGTTACTTGAACGAACCCAAATAGTGCTTGGGTGGTTTTTGTGAGCCAACTTGTACAGACCTGTCTCGTTGGCATACTCATCACCATCAAGAACACGATGCGCTGTGGAGAGCATCTGTGCACTCTCTAGTATCATCTTTATACAATGTTTATCACAATGCATCTGTGCAGCAATAACAGGGTCACGATCTAGATAGAATATATTCATTATTCAATCCATTCATAATAATAACAAGTCTGTCCGAAATTGCCAGTATATGTGCCTTTAGAATAATCAGCCACCATGGTTCCAGCCGGAAGATTTTTAACAAGATTTGATTTTAGTAAATTGTGAAAAATCTTATAAGCTTTGCGATATTCATC